CGAACCTGTTGGCGGCATCCACGAAAACGTCGATTGAGCAGACGCGCACGCAGGTATATCTGACTGGCGGTGACGACGAATATCGTGCGGCATCCAAGAAGATTCACGCCACAGCGACAGATACGGCAGGTGTCCGCAAATACGGACTCATGCGCCATGCCGAGCACTTGTCGAACGCCACATCACGCGGCCAACTCGAAACGACCGCTAAAGCTATTTTGAGCAAGATGAATGAGCCGGAATGGTCCGGTGATGTCACGTTCGTCGGAGATTTGACGGTGCGTGCGGGTCGCGTGCTTTGGGTCGATGACGTTGTGACCGGCTTGTCAAACAGCTATTGGGTGACGGCAGATACGCACTCCATCGACGCCAGCGGAAACCACACGACGCAGGCGGTATTGTCGCGGACGTTGGCACCGGAGAAGGCGGTATATGAAGAACCTGATACCTCCCGCCCGCACGAAGGTGGCGACGGTAGTACGGTCAAAGGGAACCCGCTAACACCGGGCATTTCGATGAACTGGACGTCAGGTTTCGTAGCTACCGCATACAACCCGGCACTAGGCGGTATCAACGGTAATGGTGACGGCTTGGTCGCCACTGGACCGAAGTTCAGCGTCGGGCGTAGCTTGGCGGTAGACCCACGCACAATCCCTTACGGCAGTGTCGTGTTCGTCAAGGTTCCGGGCTATCCGAAAGCGGACGGCATTTACTTGGCGGAGGATACGGGTGGCGCAATCAAGGGCAAACGCTTGGACGTCGGTTGGTACAAAACCGATTGCAAGAACTTCGGTAAGCGCGATGCACAAGTCGTCATATTAGAGCGCGGTAACGGACCAGCGGACGCACGCGCAAAAGCCGCCAAATGGTCGACAATCGAGCGCAAGTGGAGGAACAAGCTACAGGCGAAACCATCGACGCCGACCAACGTTTCTAGCGGCAGTTTGTCGACTAAGCGGACACAAGTAGTCAATGCGGCACGTAGCAAGGTCGGCAAGTTGCGGTACAGGCTAGGTGGCGGTAACCCACTGTTATCCGGCAGTAACATCGGTGATTGTAGCGACTTCACGCAATGGGCGTTCAAGCAGGTCGGTATCTCGACACCGAACTACAGCCCGACGATTTGGCAACGGTACAAACGTATCAGCGCCAGCCAAGCCCGTCCGGGTGATGTCGTCGTATTTGCGGGAACCATCGCAGGACGACCGAGTGGCACGCCGTCCCACGTAGGCATCATCAGCGGAGACAACCGCATGATCAACCTGCAAAGCTACGGCTGTAAGGAAGAAGCGTATCGCACCGGTTATTGGGGCAAATATTTGCTCGGATACGTGCGCATCATAAACGATTAGGCGGTGAGTATGTGAACGAAAGAAATACAGGCGTGCATAACTTGATTTCGGCAATCCGTTCAGCGACGAAAGAGCGTCCGTTAGGCATACACATCGCCTCTGTCGTAGATGTTGCGCCAATCAAGTTGGTGGCCAACGACATGGACGTCGAACTGGACGGAAGTGACGCCATCATCAACCCTGATTTGTTGGAACGCGTCGAATACGGACAAATCACGATAGAAGGCGGTACAACGCAAAACATGACGATGACGTTAGACAGTCGCCTCAACATTGGTGACGAGGTGCTTGTCATCAGCAATACCGACACGGCGGACTTTTACGTCGTGGCGAAAATGACGGGAGGTGGCTGATATGCCGTTTTTCGACGAACAAGACACGGACATTACGTTGGATACCGTACAGGGCGATACCGAGCTGCCTTCCGGTTATTCTACGCAATCATTCAAAATCGACTTCGAGAACGGGCGGATTCTGTCGCAACTGACGGACCTACCGGAAACGGTGCGCCAACAGGCGGCCATTGCAATCATGACGGAACGTGGCGTACACACCGTATTAGGCGACGACTTCGGGGCACAAATTCGTGAAACCATCGCCACTGCGCCTACCCGTGAGGTGGCGGCATTGGAGATTGACGAGGACATACGGGACGCGCTAGTCGACGACCTACGCATCAGCGACGTCACAAACATCGTGGTTGAGCGTGTGGGCGAAGACAAGGCGCAAGTATACGTAGAAATTGATGTGGACGGTGAATTGGTTACCGTCGAGCAGGAGGTGTGAGATGAGTACTTACTACGATATTAACGAATCATTGTTTGACCAGATCATGGACGCCATGCTCGACCGGCTACCGTTAGAAATCGACCGTAGCGTCGGTGGTCCCGCATATACGTTGTTGGCGCCAGTCGCCGCAGAGTTGGAAAAGCTGTATCAAGATTTGGACGCCATTGAACAGGCGTCTTTTTTAATTGACGAAGACGGCGTGTTGGGCGCTTATGGCACGTATGTCGACCGTAGGGTTATCGAGTTCGGCGTATATCGCAAACCCGGCGGCACCTCGACGGCGACACTCAGTGTCAGCGCGAGCCGTGACGTCGTGTTACCGATTGGTACGCAATTCAGCACAAACGACGAGATTCCAGTGTTTTTCGAAACATTGCAGGAGTATACGGTCAGCAACACGCCGACCAACGTTGAAGTGGCGTCTGTATTGGCGGACTTTACGTCAAACGTCGAAGCAAATAGCATCACGCAGGCTGTCGGTGACTTGGGCGCCGTGATCACGGTACATTCGTCGACTGCGGCAACCGGCGCTTTCCCCGAAGAGGATGACGTGACGTTAGTGGGGCGCTTCCTCGACAACCAACGCCGTCAATCGACAAGCGGTAATACGGCGCACTATATCGAGTGGGCAACGGACGTCGCGGGTATCGCCAAAGCGCGAGTCACGCCCATCTGGAATGGTCCCGGCACTGTCAAGGTCACGCTGATCGGCGCAGATGGCGGTGAGCCTACGCCAACCAAAGTCACGGAAGTGGCGGACTACATCGAAACCCAGCGCCCAATCGGTGCCAACGTGACGGTAGTGCCCGCCGACAGCCTACCAATCGACATTACCGCCACTGTGACGCTCATGTCGTCAGCTGACGCAGTAGCCGTCAAAGCGGAATTCGAGCGGGCACTTGCGGAGTATTTCATTGACGTGGATAGTGGAGACAGCGTTACACCTACGCGAGTCGGCGGGTTGTTGGTCGGTTTGGCGGATGTCATCGACTATGGCGGATTAACGCTAAACGGCGGGACTGCGCCTATCACGCTGACCGGCGACCAAGTGGCGACCATCGGGACGGTGACGCTCAATGTCTAACACAGTGACGCGCGACGACTTGTTGGCGTACATCCAACCGTTTTGGGCGGAAATCACGGAAGCATGCGAGGTGTTGGCGGTAGATGCCGCCGAACTGACGCAGGTTGACGGGTTTTTGCAGTCCGTCATCGACAGCCTGTTCGTGATGACCGCTGACCGCAGTCTGACGAAGTGGGAGCGCATCTTCGAGTTGGACGTCAAACCGGAAGATAGTTTGACCCAGCGACGTGAACGTATTTCCGCGCGACTACGGGCGCAAGGTACCGTGACCAAGCAGTCCATCGAAAATGTGGCCGCTGCCTTTTCAGGTGGTGAGGTCGACGTCATTGAGGATTTCGCCAACTACAGCGTCACCGTCAAGTTTGTCGGAACGTTCGGTGTGCCGGCGGATTTAGAATCGCTGACCGCAGTCTTGCGCGACACACTGCCTGCGCACATTGCGTTTGCCTACGCCTACACGTATATGACGTGGGCACAGCTAGACGCGCAAAATTACGTGTGGGACGCAATCGACGGGCAAGCAGTGACGTGGGACGACGTAGACAACGGGGCGCTCGCTTGACGGCGCCTACTTACTTAACTAGGAGGTAACGCAATATGCCGACATACTCAAACAAGTTAAATTTGCCGAAACCGTTAGGCAACGAGAACTTTACGCGAGCCAAATACAACGAACTGATCGACGCCATTGATGCGAAGGCAGGGGCAACAAGCGGATTGGCCCAACTCGGAGCCGACGGCAAGGTCCCGCCTGCCCAACTCCCGACACTCGCATCGACCGCCACCGACATCACCGTGACGGACACCGCCAACTATTACACGTCCACCAACGTCGAGGGCGCTCTTGCTGAACTCGGGCAGACGCTCAACGGCACACGCGCCAACCTCGTCGCCACCACCCAAGCGTTAGGGGTGATGTGAGATGACGCAAGAAGAGTTTTTGCAAAAGATTGACGAGATTTACGAAGATTTTTTGCGACAGGGCGCAGGTAATGGAGCGGCTGAAATATGCGGACTCGAACTAATTGACCTGCTAATTGATTACAAAGAAGGTGAAGAATAATGCCGACAATCAGTAATGCAACGGTAGCAACGGGTACGGGGCTATCCACGGCGGGCAACGGCGGACGGAAGTTGGTGCGGTTGTCGAATGGGTGGTTGGTTTCAGCCTACCTAAACCCATCCCGTGATTGTCGCTTAATGAAGTCATTGGATAACGGTGTAACTTGGTCGGACGTTTCTCGTGTAGGTAATGGAGCCGCCGGGTCATTCGCATTCGCTTTGACGAGTAACGGAAATCGGGTCTACTTACTTACGACACAGGGTAAGAATGTAGTCGAATTCTACTCAGTTGAAGTAGCGTCCGTTTCCAACGTTGACATGGATTCTGCCGCACAAGTCGGATTTACAAAGACGAGCATTGAAACTCAAAGTGGAATGAGTGGCGTATCCCTCGCCATCAACGAAGCAGGAACGGAACTCCACGCCGCTTGGTCGAGCAAGAACGCCACCTATCCGAACAGCTTCAACATCCGGTACGCCAAAGGGACAATCAACGGGGACGGCTCGGTGACGTGGGGTGCGGTGGAGCAGGTGACTGTAATTAATGCTTCATCGAACAACTACACGAACCCATCAGTCACACTTGATAAAAGTGGCATACCTGTTATTCTCGTTTCAGCTACAATAGGCATTACTGACGCAAATAACATTAACTCGAATAGTTCGATTCTCGTCATCAAGCGAGATAGAACACTTTTGAATACAAGCACAAATATAAATAGCAATTGGAGCATGGCGAATGTATATAGTGTTTCGTCATCATACACTCAATCCAACCCATCCGCCATCTTCGTCCCTACCGCCATCAACGGACTCGCAAACGGTCGCCTGTGGGTCGCTTGGCACGGTAAGGATGCGACAGACAGCGCCAAGTTTAACGTTCGGGTCAGCTACTCGGACGACGGCGGGATCACGTGGGCAACGCCTGTCAAGCTGACGAGCGGAAACCTGTACGACCGCCTAAACGTCAGCTTAGCGGCAGACAAGACGGGCAAGGTGTTTGCACTGTACGAAGAACATCAGTGGTCGCCGGACTTGGACATCTACATGCGGGCGTTCAGTGGCGGATCGTGGGGCGCTCCCGTGGCAGTCGCAGAGTCGGACCCGGCGGCAGAGTCGAACCCATCGGCACTCGTCGATTACACGCTACAGATGACGACACCGCCGTTCGTGTTCACAAATGCTACGGACGGTATCAAGTTCAGCGGTAACTTCAACGTGGGGGCATCGGTCAGTCCGGCAAGTGGCGCACTCGGAAACAAGGAAACAGCGACACTCACCGCCTATACCGTCACACCCGAAGCAGGAAGCACTGTCACATCCATCGTCGAGAATGTCAACGATGTCACCGTCAACACATTTAACAACCCCGCGAGTCTATCCCGTACGCTGACGGTTCCGACCGCCACATGGGACACCCTCGCATACTTCGCCACCCACACGGCGAGTATCACGGTCACGGATTCGAACGGGGCGCAGACGGTGACGACGTACAACTTCGACAAGACACTCGCAAATACCGCGAGTTTGCTTGAAGGGGAGAAGGCGAATCGCGATGCCAAGAACCGCATCGCCGCGAAGAAAGACGCACTCGCCGCACATGTCGGATTGTCCGCAGGGTCAACGTTTGATGCGATTAGCGCACAGTTGGCAAGTGGGGCGGCGTTTAGGAAGGTAGCAACAGGGACTTTATCTACCAGCGGTACTGGAACGTTTACTATTACAGGCTTATCTTTCACCCCGAAAATGTTTTCATTATACGCAGGAAACCGCTACGCATACGGCAACAAAGATGCAAGTGCAACTCGTGGCGTTCACGATAACGCAGGTAGCTTTTTCGCTACAACAATTAGTTTCACTGATAACGGGTTTTCGGTTTCGAGTTTGCAAGCGAACACTATTTACAATTACACCATTACCGGTTAAGGAGGTGTCACCATGCCGAAAATCAACGGTAAGATTTACTACAACAACGTGACGGGCGACGTCTTGCTCGTTGTCAACCAAAACGAGGGCGTGTGGCTACGGGAGACGACGTTCCAAGAGGATGTGGCGACGTACCCGCAACTCAAAGAAGTGGCAAGCAACGTCATCAGTGTCATCCGTCTCGCGTGGGACCAATACAAGGCAGACTTCGCCGTGTCGCGTCCGGTCAAGGTGGTGGACGGTAAGTTGACGTGGGTTCCGCTCGATGCGCCTGAGACGCCTGCCGAGGACAAGCCGTTTAGTGAGAGGGTGGCGGAGTTGGAGGCGGAAAATACGGCACTGCGGAGTGAGCTGATGATGACGCTCGACGCGGTGGCTTTTTTGTATGAAATGAATTTGTAACGGAGGGATTGCGGTGAATGATCTTGATTTACGAATGGTGGACGTCTATGTGGCGTTGATTGTCGCAAAGCGGCGTCAACTTACGGAAGTGCCCACACACTTACAAGACGCGGTACAAGCCAAACTAGAAACTCCGGTGGATGGCGCATGACTATCGCACTTCGCCGTTTAGCTATACAAATCGGAATTTCGCTAATTAAAAAAGGAGGCAACGCCATGATCATGGTAGATGTTTATGTGGCACTAATTGTTGGAGGACGACGCAATATCACGCAGGTACCGGTACATTTGCAGGCTGACGTATTGGCGGCACTTGCGGCAATCGGATTAGACGGGTACGGTAAACCGCTACCTGTCGAGCCACCTACCGAACCTACTGAGCCGGGCGCTGATGCGTAATGGACCAGCAGTGGATTGACTTTATCGAGCGGATGACGCGGATTGAAACGAAGCTGGACGTACTGGCGAACGTTAAGGACACCGCAGACAAGGCGCAAGCAGACGCCACCCGCGCCAACCACCGCTTAGACGACATGGGACGTAGGCTAGAAGAGTTGAGCGCCAACACGCAAGGTATCGTAGCTCGCGCTTGGACGCTAGCCAGCCCGGTGATCACGGGGATTGTCGTGTGGTGGATTACAACGAAGTGACGCAGTTATTACGTAAATTACGCAAAAGGCGCTTTCGGGCGTCTTTTTGTGTGCCTTAAACGAAAGGGGAGGTAAGATGCCGAAATACGAAATCAAACAGAAGCTAATTCCGGTGAACAAGTACACGCGACCCGGTAGCAAATTACAGCGCGTATCAGGGGTCGTAGTACATTGGACCGCAAATTTGAACGAAGGTGCCGATGACGTCGCTCACTACCGCTATTTCAGCGGTCACGCAATCGCTTCACAGTCCTACGCCTCAGCGCACTATTTCGTCGACCACGATTCAGCGCTACAAATCATTCCTGACGGTGAGATGGCGTACCACGTAGGTGCCCGCAATTACCGTACACAACGCTTAGGCAGCTACCCTAACGCCGTGACGATTGGTGTCGAAACTTGCGTCAACTACAAGGGCGCCAAATTCGATGCCGCGCTAGATCGGTCAGCATGGTTGTGCGCGTTGTTGCTGAAAAAGCACGGACTCGGAATCAACGACTTGTATCGCCACTACGACGTAACCGGCAAGGATTGCCCCAAATATTTTGTGACGGACTCGACTGCGCGACAGTTCGGATTCAAGGACGCAGACTCCGCATGGTCCGGTTTCAAGGCGACAGTCAAGCGTTATATGGCGCAAGGTACTTCAGCACCCGCCAAACCCGCGCCACAAAAGCCGTCGTCTAAACCGCAGGCGCAACCTGCCGGTCAAGTCGGTATTGGGCGCGCCGAGATCATTGCCAGTGCGCTGAACCTGCGAGACAAGCCGAGCTTGGACGGTAAGGTGCTCAAGACGCTAAAAGGCGGTAGCAACTACAACGTGTATGAGGTCAAAGGCGACTGGTACCGCTTGTCGGGCAACGGTTGGGCGTCAGCTGGATCGAAAGGCGACTTGTTGCGGTACACTCCGCACCCAAAGCCTGATGCTCCTGCCCGCGTCAAAGTGGTCTACAAAGGGCGCGAAGGGGTCGCAGTACGTGCAGAGGCGGACTTCTCGGCACCTGCGTCAGCCTACGTCAAATACGGTGAAGTCTTTACCGTCGACAGTATCGTCAAGTCCCGTCAAGGCACGAACATGTATAAGCTCAAGTCCGGCTTGTTCGTCACTGCCGTTGATTCATACATTCGCGAGGTTTAACTAATTCGATGGGAGCGTGGTTACACATGAAACTAGACATTAACGCAAGACTCCGTAGCAAACCGTTCTTGGTGGCGGTCGCATCGTTGCTCGGCATGATCGCTGTCGACGTCTTTCAGATTGATTTGGCGGATTGGGAACGCTATGTTGACGCCGTTCTGTACGCCTTGATTCTTGGCGGAGTGGTCATCGACCCTTCGACACCGGGCGCCAGTGATAAGCCTACCGATAAATAAGCACACAAAGCAGCCCGCCGGTCTACGTGACTAGCGGGCTTTTTTCGTTTGTGGCGCACTTGTGGCTCATTTCTTAAACTTCGGATTGTCCGCACACAGGCCGACTTCACGGGATTTTCCGTATTTGCCCTCTTTGACGGGCGTGATCATGCAGTAATACTCGGCAGCAGTCGTTTTGAACTTGCTGGCGGGGTAGGTGTAGGAGACGCTAAAATACGGAGTCTGCTTGCCCGGCTTGAGTGTATATGTCTTCAATCCGTCACTGAACGACTTATACGGCTTCATCGTGTAAATCACCTTGCCGTCACGGTACGCATACAACACGGAGTTTGCGGCATATACCGTCTGGTTAAACGCCTTGCTGACGTTCTTGACGCGAAGTGTCGTCATCACTAGCGCATGATTCGGCAACTCCGCTGGCCTTACGACCAAATCGGTAGAGTAAGGGTAGTAGTATTGCGAGTTCCGCGAGTTGATCGTCGTCTTACCGCCATCCAACGTAATCCACGTTTCTTTGGCGCTGACCGGTTTTGGTGCGGACGTTTGTAGCCCGACCGCCAGAGCGCCCACTGCGCCAATCACCGCCAATTTCCGTAAAATTTGGGTTTTCAATGTAAAACACCTCCTACCGGTAGTATACCCGGCAAGAGGCGTCAAGGTTTCGTTTATTCGAATTTCACGTCAATCAGAATTCCCACTCGTCAAAGTCGTTGACTGGCGCCGCTTCGTTTTGTTCGCCAGCCTGCGGTGTTTCCGCTGACTCCACGTACTTGACGACTTCCACCGGCACTTCCACCACACGCTCGACTTCGACAACTTTCTCCTTGATCAATACTCCGCCATTCAGCCGCGCCCGAAACGCTTGGCGCATCCATTCCGACTTCTCAAACCTGTCTAACGTTCCCAAATGCTCGATGATGTCACGGTCTTTATCGGGATGTAAAGTGATGCTCACGCGCTGGAACTCGACTTTTTCGCCGGGTGGCAACGGCTTCCTTCCGCGCGCCATCCGTTATTTGCCCGCCTGTGCCGCTTGCTTCGCCAACAACGTCTCACCATAGATTTGGAACCCGCGTAAATTGGCGGTATCCGCGTCAGCAAGCACATGAGCGCCTTCCAAGCGTTTAGCGAGCGCCTTACCGACGACATGCGCTCCACCGCCGGCCAAGTAGATTGCGTCGAATTTCGACACGTCCGGCCACTCGACATTAATCTCGCCTACCAATTTCTGTACGTAGCGGTTGACCGCCGAGTTGACGATCTCCTCGACATCGACCTCAATACGTAGGGTAGGGCGGAATGTACCGTCATAGGCTGTGTCCGTCAACAGGCGCTCAATGTCACGTACTGTAGGGCGCACATTCGGGTTGTCGCGCTTGATCGTTGTTGCGATTTCCTTGTATACCGACATCATGCCGTCATTGAACGTGAAGCTGTCGCCATGCTGCCGTTTCATTTTCAAATATCCGTCAGCCACCGCCGTACCGCTACCAATGTCAATGACGCCAACGTACGCCTGCTTCAACTCACTGCGTTTTTGCTCGTAAATCGGAACAAACAGGGCGCCTACGGTTTGCGGCAATACGTGCACTTCTTTGACTTTGACTACGATGTCAGCGCCATCTCGCGTCACCAAGTGTGAACCGGAAAGTGCCGCCTCTAGCTGTGCCTGCGCCTTCGTTCCGTATTCAGCGGAAGGTACGCCAGTGACGACAACTGCTTCTACGGTATCACCGAAGTCTGACGCCAACTCCGCTAGAATCATTGACGTCAACAGGCGGTAGGGTTGCGCGTTGTAGCGGTCATCTAACGTGTAGCTGTTGATCAGTTGGCTGGCGTGTACCGCATCGACGATACCAGCGCCCCATGCGAATTTGTCTCCGCGTTGTTCCGCAGACTCATAAATATGTACGTCCGCAGGGAGCTTGGTTGCGTCCTCAAAAATGTCTGCGCCGAGAGCGTCGGCAAACGTGTAAGCGGATTTTGCGATCAATTCTCGCTTGCTAGACTTTGCTTTTACTTGCCCGTTACCGTGGTCAATAATAAATAATTCTGCCATATGTTGGCACCTCCGCAATTTTAATGGTGCTACTGAAATGCTTTACAATTTAAATGGTACTACAATAGTTCGTCATTTACAACGTTTATTTTAATTTAAGTATCACTACTTTAAATAGTCGCTTATTATCAATGATATCACGGCAATTACGCAAATTACGTGGAAGGGCGTGGCAAATAAAAAGGACCACTCGCGGCATAAAAATTATGCTTGCAAAGTGGCCCGCCGTAGGTTTATAGTTAAACCAATAAATACCTCGAACAAAATAAAAAGCCATCCGGCCAAAGGTTCTGCTACCAACATTACCTCTGGACGCCCCGATACCCAAACTATCGGAAACGTACTTCACGGATGACCTCTATTAATTTGGTTTATAACCACATTATAAGGGTCTAAAACGTGCAGGTCAACGGTTTTACACTACTTTCACGCCAATTTTACGCCTGAAGTGTAGTTGTAAACCTTTACACGCACACACCGCCAAGCGTTTCTCGATTAACTTCGGGAAGCGCTTTTTGTTTGTTCCTACACTAAGGAGACGACAAACATGGCACAATCAGCGATCACGTACATCCTCAATGACGATACCCTCAAATCACTATCCAACCACGCAGACAAGGACGCAGTAAATGCTACCTACTGGTACCACGTCGACAACAACTGCGACACCCTCACGAAAACAGAACACAACATCCTCAAAACGCTCTCTCACTATATGGTCAAATTCGCAGGTGTGGCGTATACGTCACGGGCGACACTTGCTAAAGCCGTAGGTTGCAGTGTCAAGTCCGTTCAACGCGCCTATGCGAAATTCAGCAAGCTCGGCATCATCGAGATCATCGCAGCCAAGCGCCAATCGGATATGCGCCAGACGGCGAACATCTTGCGGTTGATTCCCGCACCTGTAGCGCCACAAACCGAAGTTGACCCGCAAGATGTCCCACAAGCAACAGGCGAAAATGTCCCGGCATTAAACTGCTCTCCTGCACCTAAAGTCATTAAAAACCTTAAAACATTCGAAAGCGCAGGTGCGCGCGAGTGTGAATTTAAAGACAGCGGTGAGGCGGCTTTAAGCCCGCAACAGGTGTTGAATTCGTTTGACGTACCTGCCGAAATCCAGCGGGCACTTATGCCTCTATCGTTACCTGTCGCCAAGTTGCTAACACTCGTAAACCCGCAAGACACCCGCAACATCGTCAACCACGTCCAGTCCGCACTGATCGGTGACTTCCCGAAAGTGGCGGCTAACTTCGACATGCAATCGTATACTGACGTGATTGCGTCAGCGGCGCTACGTACGGCATGGGTCGCCAAACGTAAGCCTGTACGCAATGTTGTCGGATACTTCTTGAAAACGTTAGCCACGGAACTACGCAAGGCATTTATGGCGCTCACTGTCGAATGTTTGGCGGAAATCACGGTAGAAGAATTAGGCGAAGTCGCGTATGAGGGCGCTGGTTGCCGTTATGTGGCGCTTCATGTCGAGGATATGGCTAAGGTATGGGTTGGCGCTGGAATGGCGCAGGAGACGTCACAGGCGGTGCTAGAGGCGTTAGCTGACAGCAGTGTCCCGTTTGGGGCGGTAGCTGGCGTATAACTGCGGTTTGGTGGCCGCACCCTACAAGCCCCACGAAGCTGCCGCCAAATACCGTCGAAAACTTTTTAAAACTTTTTTGCGCCCAAACTGGATAATTTCCGCAAAACTGCCCTATATACAGTGTCAGGCGAAAAGCACGGCAATAAATTTTCCGGCAAATCGGATAATCCCGTGTGCTGACGGTCTTTATGATGTGAAAGCGTAGGACGACGAAAATTATTCACAACTATTTTTGCCGAAACCTGCGAATTTGCAAAGTGAGACGGTTATACAGTGTAGAAAGCGAAACAAGCGAAACACGACGGCATTTGGTAGGTGCCGGAATGTGACGCAGACTTCCGAAGGGAGGCGACAGATTGCGAAGTTATTTGGTCGAAGAACCACCGCTACTGGTGCTTCCGACATTGGCGCACGCTATCGGGCTTAATGAGGCGATATTGTTGCAACAGATTCAGTACTGGATTTCCAAGAGCGGCAAGGAACGTGATGGCCGTCTGTGGATTTACAACAGCGTCACTAAGTGGAAAAAGCAGTTTCCGTTTTGGTCGGGAAGCACAATCCGACGGGTGATAAACAGTCTACGTGATCAAGGACTCATCGAAGCCACCGGCAAGTACAACAGCATGAAGATGGACAAGACGTTGTGGTACTCGGTCAACATGGATAAAGTGGCGGAAACTGTCGAGCGATTTAAGCAAGACAACCCTATGATTTACTCAAGTTGATATCAAGAGAATATCAGCGTGATATCAGCAATACCAGATACTAACGCAGATACTACGCAGAGACTATAATACTTGCGCAACAGCGGTAATAAGACCGAATACAAGAGCGCAATACTGAACGGTAACAATTAATTAAAAGATTGTCGGCTAACGCCGGTAAGCCAGTCTGTCGACTGTCTTACATATATTATTGTCGCGGAGGATTGTCAGTATGAATGAGTTTGACAGTTTAGGTATGCCATATACCGATGTAGAAAAGTTAATAAAGACGGCCGCAGCCAAAACGTCATTCACCGGCACCCTAAAATACTTGGCATCCCGCGGCATCTCGTTCGACGACGTTATTCAAGAGTGTTTGCTGCATACATGGCGTTACCAAACGCAGTACGACGCATCCACCGCTAAACCGTCAACGTTCGTATTCATGTGCGTGAAGTCCGCCGTCCTAAATATGTATGCTAAACAATCACGTAACGGCAGGGAACGCCACGGCGAGGATATCTCGATCACGGCAATCATGGACGATGACGCTCACCCCGAATATGGTGCCTTCTTGCGGTCAGCTTCGGTATCGGACGGCACCTCGACGCACGACACGCTGATGGACGTCACTAACATCTTAACGCCGCATTACGGCAAGGCGATGGTGTGCGTGTTCTTCGATGTCGCTGGGAAGGTGATGTCCGAGCGGGAAGCTGCGGATTTGTTGGGCATCAACCGAGGGGCGTTATCCGAGCGAATCAGACGGATGCGCCGCAAACTGCTGCAAGAGTACGGAGACACAAACGGGATGGAGGCGGTCGCATGACGCGAGCGAATGAAATGAGTTACGCAAATTACGGAATTGACGTAGAAGATATTGACAAATTGGTGAGGTCGGCGCTAGCTGGCGGACAGTACCGTTACCCACGCAACCACTTGCAGGCTTACGGTTACGAGTTCGACGACTTACACCAGCAGGCGATGATGTACGTTTACAAATACAGCGCCAAATACGACGCAGAGGCGGGCATGCCGTCGACATATATCTATCGTACGGTCAAGAGCGCTGTGTGGCACTTGATGGCGTATTACACACGCAAGGGGCGCCGTGACGCGGCATATGCGACAATCTCGATTGACAAGCCGTTATTTGCGGAAAGTGACGGAGATTCCGCTGACATGCTCAACTACTTGGGCAGCGAAGATTTCCCGGAGATCGCGGCAGACCTCGACTATATCGCCGTGCCTATGTCACACCGGTTTGGCGAAGTCATGACCAACGTGTTTATCGACATCTACGCAGGTGACGGAAGTATCGTAGAGCATGCAGAAATGTTGGGCACTAACCGTAAGGCGCTATCACAACGTTTGAACGTGATGAAGCACCACATGCGCCACATCTTACGGCAGACGGGGGATTACGCAAAATGCGCATAGGAGGCGGACAAGTGAAAGACTCATTACCGATAACCAAGCCGTTGAAGAGCAACGTGTATGACGATTACGTCCGATTACAACGCAAAGTGGCGGAGTTGACGTTGGAAAACAAGCGGCTCAAGCGGGAATTGCGTTTGACGGCGAAAAACGCCTGCTGACGTCGTGTTTAACGGGCGACACTGGAGCCGGCAATACGTAGGTATGGGTAGACGCTAGAGCGCCGTAAAACGCCTATAAACGCTTGATAAAACGACATGAAACGGAGAGTGACGCAGAATGACCGAAAGTGAAACCAATTTCAACCCAGACGTCGCAGTCCACCGCGACCGCGCAGTCAAGCCGGCAACCGCCGATTACGCCAACATCCCGCATGATCAGTGGACTGTGACGACACTTCGGGCGTTTGTCAGCGATATGCACGAACAAATCAAGGGCATCCCGTATGCACCGTTTCGCGGTTGGGGCGCAGAATCCCGTATGATGCGTGATGCGCTCAAACAGTATGGCGGTAAGGCGTGTGCTGACGCATATGTGGCGGAGTTACGGCAATACAAGCAAACACCGCAATATCCCGGCTTTAGTTTCGGGTTTGCGTGGTCATATAAGAAAGACGCGTTCCAGCGGGCGTATATCGCAGCGCAACGGCAGGTGACGCAGGACGACGATACAAACGACACTACTACGGAAGGTACGGTGGATTGGTTATGAAAATATTTAAAATCAGAGTCACGTTTGCTAACGGTGAATCGGCAGTGATCGAAGTCGTTTCGGATACCGAGGAAAAGGCGTTAGCAATTGCGGAATCAGTCGAGACTAATGTCATTGGTGTTGAGGACGCAGATGATTACGAAGAAATCGAGTGTAGCATTTGTGGAGAAGAAAAACGCGTAGAAATCGGTACTTGGGCGCTTGATGCCGGTATGTGCGAACCTTGCTACGCTAGAAACCAATAAACGGAGGACACCAAATGATTCTTACACGACGCTTATGGGATTACATGACGGACAAGCAGGTGGCGCTCGATGCGACCATCTTACAAAAGGCGAAGTTCGAGCCGGACTTAGAAGACCGCAAGCTGGCGTTTTTTGTCGAAGTGGCGGAGTTCATCAAGGAATGGCGCGAAGAAGTCAAATGGTGGTCCGTCAAACCTAACGACAAAGGCGCCATCATCGAAGAAGCTATCGACTGTAAGCATTTTGCGGCAGGTATCCGCTTGGTGCGCGACTTTGGCGGCAACATGTACGAAGTTATCCGCAACACTCACGACAACTACGAACTGACGTACGGCAAGCTGGAGACGGCGAAGGACGTCCGGAAGGTGTTGCGACAGTTGCAACGTACCGACCATGAGACGGAAGCACTCGCCGTGATCGTGTATTTGCTGGAACATCTCGGATTTACGGAAGCCGACTTGAAGGCGGCATATGACGCAAAGAACGCTGAAAACTATCAACGCGTAGCTACGGGCTACTGAGAGGACGTGCGGTATGGATGTATATGAAGCAGCGCGCAAGTATATGAAATTCGAGACTGAGTTTGACCGCTACAATAATTACCGAAGATTTTTGGGAAGTAAGAAATCATCGCGTAAACAAGGTATGCGTAAAGCGAATAAACGCAAGAAACGCTAAAAGGAGTGACGCAATTGACGCAATTTGACGCAACTCAATCCATCCTGCGCCACCACGCCAAGTCCGCCGACCCCGCGACCCTGTGGCAACATAGCGTCATCTTGCATGGCGCAAGCGGGCGGGGCGGGGCGCTAGAGTCCGCCAACATTCCGCATGATTACCGCCACTACACGCCAGTTGACGCTCCACCGCTCGACAGCCAGCCGAAGGCCAAAGCGATTGTGGCGCGATACACGCAACTGATCGGTGAGCATTTTACGACGGGACACCGGTTAAAGTCGTTGTACTTCGTCAGTGCTTCGCCCGGTACCGGTAAGACGACGGTAGCTTGCGCCATGCTTAACGAGTTCATCGCCGTCAATTATGTGGCGGGGTTGCATGACAAACCCAACTACCGCAATCCTGCGTATTTCCTCGATGCCAACGAATGGCAGGCGACATACAATCTTGGGGTGACGCTAGGTGACGGTAACGCGTATTTGCAAAAGTTCACTCGCCAGCTCGAAAAGGCGTTGACTGCGCAGCTCTGCGTGATTGACGATTTGGCGGTGAGTGCGCTGACTGACGGGTTTCGGCGACACTTGCACACACTGATCAATGGGCGCATGTTGGCGGGGAAGCCGACAATTTACACAAGTAACGTACCGATGTCGGAGTTGCTACTTAGTTTGGGTGATGACCGTTTGGCCGACCGTGTGAAGGATATGTGCGCAGAGGTGGCGTTTGTTGGCGGAAGTAAAAGGGGGATGCGGTGATGAGCAACTTAGGTAATTGCCCGAAATGCGGTAGTCCTATGGAGGCGGAGTTTGTGGACATTGGTATTGGTCACGTACAAGTTACCGAGGCTATTTGTACCAGTAATTGCGATGAAGCTGAGTTTTATTACGCGGGCTATGTAGCGCTACAAACGGAGAAACAGCAGGATGTACTATCGTTTGATGATTGGATGAATAGTCAGATGCGCTAAGTGCGAAAGGGGCGTTCCTATGAAACTCTACGTACACAAGGAAGACTACGAATTGTTGCGGTTGGCGCTGGCAAATTTGAAGGCGCTGGCCCACGTTGAACGGGATGAGGCGAAGCTGGCGCATATTCGGGCGCTGGATATCGAGTTGATTAGGCAACGGAATAAGCAGAAATAAGGAGGTGCCGCATATGGCGCGAAACAACAAAGTAGACGCCAATAAGCAGTTTGACGCGTTGTTGGACTTATGGTTAGTGGCGCAACGTTTCCGGTCAACCATCGTAGGTGGCGAAATTTGGCGCACGGTTCAGCTGTACACGCAGTACGGCAAGTACGGCAAGCACGCACAATTCGTCGAAACCGCATATGCGGCGCTCGATTGCTTGGAGACGATCATTGTGACGGAACCTGCGTTAAATCCCGCAGACTACGACAAGGCGGTGGGCAGCGCAGTACAGACGGCACTGGACCAGTTTGCGTACAACGACCGACAGACGCTGATTGTGGCGTACGATTACGCCGACAAAGTGAAGTTCCGCAAGATGGCGGACGATGCGAAAGTGTTGCCGGGTTACCGGTTGAACGACCATATGCGCAAGTTGCGGACGTTGACGGAGGATGCGCGGAAATAATTTATTTTCGGAAATAGGTTTAAAATCGCGACATGAAACCTAATTAATATATGAGGGGGTACGCCATTTGGATTACGGGACGCAATTACTAAGCAAGGCGCTAGACGACGGCACATTACGCGAACTGACGCAATACCGCGTCGAACGCGAGGACTTTGTAACGGAAACCGAGCGCAAAGTGTACGACATGATCACAAACTACGCGACCACCGATGGCGGGCTACCTTCCGCTGAATTGGTGGCTTCGCAGGTACCGGAGTTTGGCTATGTGGCTGGGGTCACGGATTCTGCACGCTATTTGGCGGCACAGCTCAAGGACGTGCGGGCAAAGCGCGAACTGCACGTATTGCTGACTTCGAGCGACCTGTCAGAGAATTTTCAACGGTTACCGGCGGAAAAGTTCGCCAGCCAATTGTCAGATGCAGTAAATAGTATTAAACTAAGAACAGGTGTTCGCAATAATGGCGTCGAACTACGAACAGTGGCGGATGATTTCAGCAACGAGTATCAGCGCCGTAAGACCGGTCAATCCTTCAAACGCTGGGAATCGAAGTTTGACGTCATCAACTCGCACGCTGGCGGGTATTACTCAGGCAACATGTATACGTGGTTCGGGCGCTCAGGCCGCGGTAAGTCCATGATGTCGTCGATTGAGGAATCAATCAATGTGGCGATGCAGGGCGGCACGGTGCTCGTCTGGTCGCTTGAAATGTCGTGGTATGAGGTGCTCGCGCGCATGTTGACGAGTCTATCGGCCCGTTTCGGTACTACCGGAAAGACTTTAGACGGGGAATCGCAGGGTATCGACCAGCAGGCGTTACTCAGCGGTCAACTGGACGACGAGCAAGAACGAGCGCTCGACATGCTGTTCGGGGCGTATATGGCGCAAATTCCCGGCAATGTCGTTATTCGTGGAGCTGACGACCCTGCGTTGATCACGCGCACGGTGGACGACTTGGAGGCGGACATACTCGCTACGGGCGCAGACTTCGTGGTCGTCGACCCAATCTACTTGATGGATTTCGACGCCAACACATCGAGGGTTGCGGGAGGCGACGTCGCCAACACAAGTAAGCGTCTACGCCGTATGGCAGGGCGACTCCAGACCGTGTTAGTGATTGTGACGCAGGCTGACGAGGATAACAGCGACAAGGCGGACGAGGACGGAGTGCGGACACCGAAACCACCCGCACGGAGCGAAGTCAAAAAGTCGAAGGCGATTCTTGAGGACAGCGCGTTACTGATTGCGTTTGACTCAGCGGACGGTGCCGGGGTCATCGAGATTAGTAAGGGCCGTAACGGTGGCGAGGGCAAACGGGCCGACATCATCTTCTTGCCGCGATATGGCGTCATCAAGCAATTGACCTCCGACCAAATCTTCGCCCGTGTGTTTTGATTGTCGAAACATTTTCATAAACACCATGCAGTTTGCAAGACAATTTTAAACTGTGACAAATATCACACCCTTAAAAATCGGCACTTATTGGCTCAACAAAGCCAAACCAACGCAAAAGCGTACAAAAAACTGTCACAATATTGACTCATGACCGAACTGTCAGTAAGCGGTTAGTATTAGGTATGCGGAGAGGGGAACCCACCGTGAAAAACGAAATCAAGCAGATCATCGACAAATTGGAAATCGCGGAAATGCTCGAAGATTTTGACTGGCGCAGACCACGCTGGTCCGAAGACAAGCTGATCGCGTGCAGCCCGTTCCGTGACGACCATTCCCCGTCATTCTTCGTCACCTTGACCGGTGAATACAAAGGTGCGTGGGCTGATTCGGGCGCCACCGGAGATTACGCAAAAGGCGGTTTCCTACGCTTGTGGGCGCACCTCAACGACATTAGCGAAGATGAGGCATTACAGGAGTTGGCAGCGCTGGTTGGTGACAATAACGACAGTCTACCGACACTCGACATCAAACTGCCGCTTCCTGTCGAACGAAAACCCATTTTAACGATGGACGGTATCACGACGGGGCACGTAAAATATTTAGACAGGCGGGGTATCGCGCCACAGGTAATACGTGCGTTACACTTGTCTTACGACAACATGCGACAAGCTGTCGTCATCCCGTGGTTCGACGTTCAGGGGCGTGTGGTCGCGCTCAAATACCGCAGCACACGTTCCAAACAGTTTTGGTACGCCAAGAACGGGCACCCTCCGAAAGACTACG